ATTCCGGCTTTGCCGCCGTCCTCGTGAGCCGCTTCAGTGCAGAGCTATTCCCAGATCATTCGCGATACCTTGTTCGCAAAGACAGTGCAGCTTCCGTTCTTCGCTGGCTTCAAGGCAAGGCGCAGCAAGCAGCTGCCGATCCAGGAGCCGCTGCTGCCGTATCTGGGCGTGTACATCATCGGTGAGGACATGCCGCCCGATGGCGACGCAAACGCAGGCGACATCCGGTTCATCAACGATCTCAAGATCGGTTGGCAGGTGATCATCGAGAACAATGATCCCGTCGCTTCCGAACTCAAGCTCGACGAGGCCTTCTGGACGATCATGAACGGGCTCTGGTGTGACGCCAAGCTGACGAACTTCTGGCAGAGCGATCTGCCCAATGGCGCTCTCATCGAAGGCGTCATGCGCGGAACCCGAATTCATAATTGGGGCGTCATCGGAAAGCGGGAAATCCCGATGGGCGAGATGCAATACATCGCGACCGTGAGATACCGGACCATGTTCGATCCTGTCATTACCGATCAGTTGCTTCGCATCCATGAGGAAGTGGTGCCTATCACGGATACCGTTGTGCCTCCTACCGACGAGGTGCAGCGCATCATCATTGAGTATGAATTTACGAGCGAGTTCAATGCTGACTATGGTTCCGCGTTTGATTAGCGGGAAGCAGAACGGAGAATGAGCCATGACCGACGAACCGACGATCGGATTCCAGATCCGTCAGAAATACATCGAAGCTCGCAAGGCGCGGCTGCGGAAGATCACGCCGCAGCGGGCGCGCGTTCGGGTTCTGCCGGCAAACGAGGACTTCCGTATGGTGCTGAAACATCCGAGCGGCATTCGCTTTCCCGAGCAGGGATCCGTCGAGTGGCCGCTGGACAAGTTCACCAGAAAGCGCATCGCGGAAGGCGACATCACTGTCGAGGAAAATGGCGGTCGCCGAAGCGAAGGTTAACTCTTGCGATGGTAGTTCGGATTTCTCGATCCGGACACGCCGCCGCGCTCGTCGATGGCGTCGCGGATCTTTTGTTTGGTCTCTTCAGACATGGTGCGGCCGAACATGGAATTCCCGGCGCCGGAACGATCGATATCGGCAAGACCGCGTTTTACGGCTTCGGAGGTTCGTTGGTGCTCCGCTGGGTCTTGGTAGCGGCGAAGCGCTGCTGCAGCGATCTTGGCGCGATGCTCGGCGGACTTTGGTTTTCCTTTTGTTGAATTGGACTGTTTAACGCGTGACTCAGATGTTCGAACGTGGCCTGTAAGAGTATCGGCAATTTTTTGGCGCTGTTCGGGTGATTTGGGAATGCCTTTGAAAGCGTTAGTCATTCTGGTACGCCACAGTGAACTGCGTTCTACATCGGCGAGAAATGCCCGACGTGCAACGCTTCGTTTTTCAATCGTTTCTGCGGTTCGACAACGTAGAAGCATTGCGATGCTTTTTTTGCGGCGTGTTGCTTCGGATTGTTTACTTTTGATGCGGGAAACGCTGCCTCTGTTTCCTCCACGGTCTTTGTTCCACCCTATGTTGAAGTCTGGTCGGAGCTCAAGTTCATATGCCAAGCACTCGAGTACGTCGCCTGTGAATAGTATTTTCCATTTAAAGTTTGATGGGAATTGCTTGTTAAATCTATGTCTCGCTAATCTTTGGGGCAGGCAAACGCTTATGCCAACATAGCCGTCATTCTGAGGATCGGTACATATGTTGTCGTAAAGCCAATAGCAAACGCATGGAGTTGATAGATCGACGTTTGTCATTGAAGCCTCCCTTCAAGGTTTCAGTGGCTACTCAAGGAAGCGCTTCGATCGCTTCCTTGAGCCTCTGTAGGCTACGATAGCCAGGAATGCAAGCTAAAGTTTAACATAGCTCTCGAAAGGAGGCTAACGTGCCGATTTCATTCTCACAAATCCCGTCCGACATAAAAGTTCCGCTGTACTGGGTAGAAGTAGACCCCTCAAAAGCAGGCCTCCCGCAGCTCGGGCTGCGTGCGCTGCTCGTCGGTACCGGCTTGTCTGGCGGTGACGTGCCCCTGGAGGTGCCGATAGCGGTGGGGTCGCAGGCGCAGGCCGACGCGCATTGGGGCCAGGGCTCTGAGATTAGCCGTATGTTCACTGCGTTCTTCGCCAATAACTTCTCCAACGAGGTCTGGGGGGTTGGAGTGCCCGAGGCGACCGGGGGAACGGCTGCGACCGGGACCATTACGGTTGCGGCCGCGCCGACTGACGCGGGAACGATTCATCTTTATATCGGTGGCATCCATATTGCGGTCAATGTCGGTGCGACAGATGCCATCGATGCTATTGCTACAAACATGGCCGCGGCGATCAACGAAATATTCGATTTGCCCGTCGCGGCTGTGGCGGCCACGGCTACCGTGACGCTCAATTGCCTCTGGAAGGGTGTTAACGGCAACGACATCACCGTCAGCACGAATTATTACGGCACGATCGGCGGCGAGATCCTGCCCCCTGGTCTGAAGTTGACGTTGCCTGCTACGGGTCTTCTCACTGGCGGTGCTGGTGTGCCGGACTTTACGAACGTCATCGCCAATATGGGCGATCAGCCGTTCGAGTACGTTTCGATGCCGTACAGCGATAGCACCAGCATGATCGCCTGGGATCAGGAATACGGATTTACTGACACCGGGCGGTGGGGCTGGCAGCGTCAGCTGTTCGGACATATCTTCACGGCCAAGCGCGGCACCTATTCGGCTCTGGTGACCTGGGGAGATACCCAGAACTTTGGCACGATATCGGCGATGGGCGTGGAGGTTGCGTCCCCCTCTCCTGTTTTCGAATGGACCGCTGCCTATACCGCCAAGGCGCAACGGGCGCTTGTCAATGATCCCGCGCGTCCATTGCAGACGCTGTCACTCAACAAGATCAAGTCGGCTCCGCTTCAGTCACGCTTTGATTTTGTGGAGCTGAATGGTCTTGCCTCGAACGGCATTGCGATCCAGAAGGCCGGATCCGATAATCAACCGATGATAGCTCGGGAATCGACGACTTATCAGCGCAATCTTTATGGCCAGAGCGATGACGCTTATGAGTTGGTGACTACGCTGGCGACGCTTGCCAAGCTGTTGCGAAATCAGCGTCAGGCGATTACCAGCAAGTTCGCGAGGGTCAAGCTTGCGGACGATGGTACGAGGTTCGGCCCCGGGCAGGCGATCGTAACTCCCGGTATCGTTCGCGGCGAGCTGGTTGCGCAGTACTTCATCGATGAATTCAATGGGCTTGTTGAGAACGCGACCGCGTTCCAGCAAAACCTCTTGGTCGAGCGCGATCCGAATGATCCGAACAGGCTCAATGTCCTCTATCCACCTGATCTCATCAATCAGCTGCGCATCTTTGCCGTGCTGGCGCAATTCAGACTTCAGTACGATCGAGGTCTCGACGTCTTGATTGCTGGGGCAAGTCCAGTCGGCGTCACGGGCGTCTTGCCGACGTTCGGCTAATCGGTTCGCAAAAGCGAACCGACGTGATGGGGAAAACATCACGCCGGTTCTAACCATAACGACCTACACAGGAGATCGCGATGGCTAAGACCATTGTACGCGAATGCTGCGTCTATTGGTTATTCGATGAAACATGCAGTGTTCCTGAGAACGATGGCTACGTCGGCATTACAACCAATCTTCCACAGCGCTTAAGGGAACATAAGAGTAAGGGGCGATTCCGTTGGACAGGTGTCGAGATCTTGTTCCTGGGTGCAGCAGTGGAGTGTCTCGAAAAAGAGAAGGGTTATCGCCCCTATGCTGGCATCGGCTGGAATAGCAATTCCGGCGGCACGTTGGGGAAGACGGCATCTGCCGGTACGAGAGAAAAAATGAGCCGATGGCAAAAAGGATCGAAGCATCCGGATCACGGCCGAAAAATGAAAGCAATCCACGCCGCGCGATCGCCGGAAGAAAAGGCGCGATTGGCTGCAATGTACGGGCGTCTTGCTCTCGGTAATAAAAGCCGTGTTGGGCAAAAGCGATCGGCAGAGGAATGCGCTGGCGCCCGTGCACGCATGTGGGGCAACAAATACGCTGTCGGGAATAAGAACTCCGTCGGCCATGTCGTCACAAAAGAACATCGTGAAAATCTCTCGCGTCGAATGAAAGGCAACAAGCTGCGTTTCGCAGCGAAGCTCTCCGACGCGACCAAACGAAAAATCAGCGCATCGCAGAAGCGACGGTTGGCGAAGCGCCGGGCGTTCCCTCATCAACTGTCGCTAAGTCTTTGAAATAGGAGGCTAATTTGGCAGTCAGGATCGCTGGCATTGCCTTCCTTATGGTGGATGGCAATCAGATGGCGTTGCGTGGAAACTTCACGGTCTCGCCGACCGTGGTTGAAAGAACAATGCTAGCAGGTCAGGATGGCATCCATGGTTACCAGGAATTGCCTCGTGTGCCATACATTGAGGGAGACATTTCGACGGTTCCAAACCTCAATATCCTGGACATCGAGCAGCAGGTCAATGTCACGGTTATTGCCCAGCTGGCCAATCAGAAACAGTACACTCTTGGCCAAGCCGTCTGCAAGGCCGGCCTTGAAGTTAATACCAGGGACGGCCAGACCAGGGTCCGTTGGGAAGGAATTACTTGCCAGGAAGGAACGTGGTAAATGAATGTACCTGTCGCTAGAGAAGGTTTTCAGCGTGCCGAGCCTATGGCTCCTCAGCCAGCGGCAGCGCCCGCCCCCGAGCCGCCGCTGCCCGAGGAGGAGTTCAGGGAGACATGGCCGATCAGGGTAAAGCTGGTTCATAAGGCGATTCTCGATCAGAATAACAAAGAGCTGAAGGAGTTGTTATTCCGCGAGCCGACCGCTGGCGATATCAATCGTCATGGGAATCCCGTTCGTTTGACTGATGACTACGAAGCGGTGATCGATGAGCGGAAAATGACTCTTATCATGGCCAATCTCTCGGGTGTTCTTTCGCCCATGCTCGACAAGATGGACCCGAGAGACTGGAATTCCTGCGCCTACAGACTGCGAACTTTTTTCTTGCCCGAACCAGCGTTGGCTTGGTAGATGCGGCCGAGGATCTGGTTCTCGACTGTTATTGGCTAGCGCGCTGGTATCACCAATCTCCTGAACATTTTCTCCAAATGCCGATCTCTGCCGTGCAGGTTCACATGAGGCGCACGCAGCAGATTATCGATCGCATGAAACCGCCCGAAGAAGATGGCTGACGAAACCTTAAAACTGACCGTCGATCTTATCGATAATGCGACGCCGCAGTTGGCTCGCATTCGCGGTCAAATGCAAACTTTGGGAAGCAGCGATGTCGCAAACGCGCTTCGGACCAATACTCAGCGCGTCAGGGAGTTGCGTGAGCATTTCAAGCCTTTCAGTGAGGACCTCGCGAAAGCTTCCGAGAAGGTTATTCCCGAATTTGTCAAGGGTATTGGTGGAATTGCTACAGGTTTTCTAGCGCTTGGTCTTGCTACTACAGAGGGCGTTCGCAAGCTTAAAGATTTTTCTAAAGAAATGATTGAGCTTAATCGTCTTGCCAGAGAAACGGGGGCTAGTGCGGCTCAGCTCAAGAGTATCATCGAGACGGCTGAACGGGCTGGCATCGATCCTGCTGAGATGAAAGCGGGCCTGGAGAAGTTCTCCGCCATTGCGGCTGATTTGTTGCGCACCAACAGCAAGGCCCGTCAGGAAATATTACAGGCTACCGTTGCGAGCAGCCGGGATGCCATGGTGCAGCAGCTGAATCAGCTTGCAAACAAGGATTTGCCTGAGAAGCTCGAACAGATCAAGAAGATGGCGCAGACGATTTTCGAGCATGCGCCGCCCGGAACGGGTGCCGAGACTCGAAAAAGATGGCTCGAGCAGTTGGGTCTTCCCGATATTGGGATCGTTCACGAGTATTTTGAAACGGTTTCAGCCGAGAGGCAGAAGGCGCTTGCGGCGCAGATCAAGGCTGCAGAGGAGTTTAATCAGAAGTTTGTAAGTATCAGGCAGCACGCAGATGAAATTTCAAATTCTATCAAATCTTGGGCGATGGAAAAATCGTTTCCATGGCTTGATAAGCTTGAGAAGGTATTGGGAAGTCTAGCCGAGCATGGGTTTTCACCGGCAGTGCAGCCATCGCCTGCGCCCCTTCGGCCGGGCGTCAGAGGCGCCCCGGCTCTCGATCTCCTGGGTCGTCTCCATGGCCTTGGCGTTGGCGACATTGGAGGGAGCAATCCTAGCGTCATTCCGAAGATAGGTCCTGCCATCCCACACCATCAGGAAGGCGGCTTTATTCCCCGCGATCAGTTCGCGATGCTCCATGCTGGCGAGATGGTTCAGCCGGCCGAGGGCGTCGAGCTGATGAAGAGGCAGGTACAGGAGACCGAGAAGCTCGTCGAGCAGATGACGAGGCTGAATGATTTCCTGATGCACGGCGGCTCTGTGACTGCCCGAATGGGTGGCTTGGCGCCAGGTCTCGGCGTGGGTCCTGGATCCGTCGGCGGTGGAGGATTTCTCGGCGCTTTCGGCGGCAGCGTTTTCAGCGGTATGGGTGCCGGTGGTTTTGGCAGTACAGGAACTGGAGGCGGCGGTTTCGGCGCCCATGGGTTCGGTGGCGGCTTTGGTGCAGGCGGGGGTCGGGTATTCGGTGCAGGCGGTGCTGGTCTCTTCGGCGGTGGCCGCGGCGGCCGCTTCGGCGGCGATCCAAGCGGCGGCGCTGCTCCGGAAGGCGGCGCTGCTCCAGAAGGCGGTGCTGTTCCCGAAGGCTCCATGCTCGCTGCTACCGGTAAGCCGCCGGCAGCATTTATCATCCATCATACTAGCGGTCGGGGGACCATCGCAGGGGTTCAGGAGACGCTGCGCCAGCGGGGGCTTGGCGTCGAGTATGCGGCGGACCGCCAGGGGAATATCAAACGGATCGGTGGCCCTGGATCGTCACATATGCTGACCGGTTGGGGCCCCCTAGGAAAGGGTTTGAGCAACAGAAACACACTCGGAATCGAGGTCATCGCTAAGAACGATAAAGACGTGACCCCAGCTCAAGTCGCTGCGGTCAAAGCTTTCATAGCGAAGAATTATCCAAATACGCGCGTGCTCGGTCATGGGCAAGTCAATCCAGGGCACAAAGAACCCGACGAGGGTAGGACAATCGTCAATGCTATCAACGCCGATCGCGCGAAGGGCGGTCAGCACGGCGGCAGCGCTTTGAGCGAAGACGATAAGAAGGCTCTCAGCGCGCATGACGAAAAGATGGAGGCGGCCGGTGGGACCGATGAGGGAGGCGCCGGCGCTGCCACTGGCGGCGGCGGCGGCGGCGGTGGTGGTGGAGGAGGAGGCGAAGGAGGCGGAGGCGGAGGAGGCGGAGGCGGAGGCGGTGGTGGCTTCGCTGGCATGGGCGGTGGTGGCTTTGGCCTCTTAGGCGCCCTCCTTCAACATTTCCTCGGCGGTGGTCTTGGTGGTCTACTTGGTGGTCTACTTGGTGGGTTGTTCGGCGGCCGCGGCGGTCTCGGCGGAATCCTCGGCGCTCTGTTTGGCGGCGGACGCGGGGGCGGTCGCGGCGGCATCGGTAGCGTAGCCTCTCATCTTTTCGGAGGCGGTCTTGGTAGACACGGCGGCGGTCTTGGCCGTGCAAGCAGCGGCGCCGGCGGCGGGGCAAGCAGCAGCGCCGGCGGCGAGACGGGCGCCATTCAAGAGGTGACGGGGGAGGGCGGGGGTCGTACGGTCAAGGGCAGTTGGTATTCCCAAGCTCCCGGATGGCACGATCCAGGCGATAGGCCTGGCTCGAATGCCTTGGGCGTCCCAGACAGTCAGCAGGGGATTGCGCTGCCTAGTCGCAAAACCCTTGGCCAGTGGTTTGACGTTACGATGCCGAACGGCAAGACATATCGGCTGCAGCAGACCGATATTGGTCCTGGCCGTCGCACTAAACGCGGTATCGACATCAGCGCAGCCGCCGCCTCGAGAATGGGCTATACCCCCAAAAATTTTCCGACTAATGCACCAATCACATATAAGCCGGCCAGCGGTGCTCATGGTCAGCCTCATCCCGCCGATCGCGGGCAGATGGATCGCTCCTTGCAACATAATGTGACAGGCACCGGGAAGATCAGCGTCGATGTGAATGCCCCGAAGGGCACCAATGTCAGAGCGCAAGGCGGGGGTCTGTTCAAACATGTCGAAGTCAACAGACAAACTCAGATGGATCGCGCTGCTAAGCAGGGCCAGCCCGCGACGATGGGCATGGATCAGTAATGGCTGGGACGATCAGGGACATCAAGATCCCGTGGCGCGACGAGCTGCAGCCTGCTTCGTTTCGCGGGAAGATGTTTCATGTTGAGACCGGCAGCAAGGAGAGCGGTCGCCACGTTGTCGTTCATGAATTTCCGAAGCGTGATTTCCCGTACTCTGAGGACATGGGTCGGCGCACGATGGAATTTAGCGTGCGTGGTTATATTGTTACGTTTCCGCTCGACACTGGAATCCCTCTTTATAGCAAAGACTATCGCGTCGCTAGAGACTCGCTGATCACTGCGCTTGAGCAACGAGGGCCCGCTGTTCTTCAGCTGCCTACCATGAAGCCATTCATGGTCATGTGCCCACAGTATCGCTGGTCAGAGGAGGATCGCGCCGGCGGTTTTTGCATTTTTGACATGACCTTTGTCGAATATGGGGTAGCCACGTCAACGCCAGTGGTTTCTGTCCAGGACAATCTTGGTCAAGTTTCCGAGGATCTTCGGCAACGCGTTCTTGTAATGATGTCTGGACTTGAGCAAGCCACGAAGAAGGCTGCGATTCTTCCGCTTGGTGCGCCTGGCAGTTTTATTCTCGGCGCCAGCAGATTAGGGGGTAAAGATGTTCTCGGGTAAAAGCATCTTGAGTGCATGTATTTTTCTTTTGTGTCTTTCTGGCGCGGCATTCGCTCAGAGCAATCCTGGATTTGTTGAGGGTGCGCCTCTTTGTGCTAATTATCCAAATCCAGCGTGTGAAGATACGGCGCCTAGAAATCCATTGAGTCTCAATCAGGCATTCATGAACAAGATGGATTTTGGGGCTGGTGGTCTAGTCGGGGACGGCGTGACAGATAACTCTGCTGCGCTTCAAGGGCTTTTTACAACAGCTGGCATGAATGGTGGATCAGTATTGCTGCCGTGTGGAAATTTTGTAGTGGCTAGGGCTACTGTATTGAATGTTGCTGCTGGAAAGAGTGTTACTGTTCAAGGGCAGGGCTTATGTACGATTTTAGCTTTTCGAGCAACTAATGCAACAGTGATCAATCTCGGAGATGTTTTCACATCGATTCGCTGGGGACATATGCGGCTAACGACGGATGGGACGGGGACTCGTACAGGTTTGACGGCGAATATGTCAGCTATGGAGCCGGTTTTCCCGACGCAGCATGCTTTTCACGATCTTCAGCTTACCGGTGATGATTATACCTTGGGCGTGGCCGGTACTGGGGTCCATTACTGGAGTACGGGATTGAGCCTCGTTGGCCTGTCCAACGTGTCGATCGACAACGTGACTTCGGTGGGGACGAATGCGAGAGGCGGCACAGGTGTAAGACTTTCAGGAGCCAGTGTTATGGCTCCGCCGGTTGTTATAAATTTCAAGAATTTCTTTGCAGTACACAACAATGTCGGGATTACTTTTGGTGCATATGTTCAGGGCGTGTCTGTAGTTAATAGTAATTTTCAATCAGGCAGCATCGGGATCAATACAGTCGGACCCGGAATGGCGATAAGCCAGCTTTCTGTTGTAAATTCACAATTCGGGGATAATACAACGGCGGGCATCGAGGTGGCGAATGATTTTGGGGCATTGTCTGTTATGAACTCTTTGTTTGAAATGGGCAGCGGCCAGATTGGTATTTTTGGGACTGGCGTCACTTTTCAAATTGGCGGCAACACATTTGTTGCCGAAAGCGCCGCATCCGGCATCGGAATAGGAATAGACTTAGCGTCGCCTGGCGGATTTGGGACTATTTTTTCCAACAATTTTACCAACTTGGCGTCCGGAATAAACGGAGCCGACGCATATGCTTCTGTTATGATTACTCACAACATGCACGCTGGAACTATGACGCCATATTTACTTCCTGGAGGAACCGGTGTGCGTATAATTGATATACAGCCGATTGGTGTGGCGACGCTGCCTCCATGTGGTGCCGTGATCCAGGGATCATCCTTTATTGTCACCGACAATAATACAGCGGTTTCATATCGCGGTGCGGTTACAGCGGGCGGCTCCACATGGAGCCAGGTCTTCTGCCTACCTTCTGGCGTATGGGTGCAGAATTGATCTGTCGAAAAAGCGCCTACGTAATTGCCGTGTTTCTGGTCGGCATGTCTGTAGCCGACGCGCAGAAGTCGCAATCCGATCTTCACTCCGAGATCGAAACAAGTTTGCCGTCTGGACGGCCGGACATATTGACGGCAGAAGCTTTAAGGGGAGTTCTCCACGATATGGTAACGTCTGCATCACAATATCAGTCTGTGGGATATCCTATTGCCAATCTGCCGACCTGTTCTACAAGCAACGTCGGGTTGCGAGCTCACGTGACTAATGGTCAGGCGGCTCCGCCATTTCTTGGAGTGGTGTCAACTACTGGGACGACAACTGCTCCGGTATTTTGTAATGGCACAGCGTGGGTGTACGGAGGCTAATGGAATAATGATGTTGAAGGATGAGGCGAGCGAAGCGGTTCCGATCGTTCAACGAGCTTTGCTTAACTTATTGACCATCACTCCTACGCGGGGGTCTGCTGGAGCAGATTTGAAAGCTGCTGTTGGGTTGCTCTATGCAAGCGCCGAGCAATTGATTTATTTAGACCAATTAGGGCAGCCTCTATCGGACTGCTTTGAGCTGGCGCGAACGAATAACATCACTCAGTCGCAACTTGACTGGGTTCGCCAGCAGACTGAGCTCGAGTTGCCAGTTACGGTCGGCGCGACAATGATCAAGGAATCGATCATTCGCTTGTGCTTGGTGACAGAGGGGCTTGTCATCGCAAACATGACGTTCGTCTCGCGCACGGACGTTGAGAATCTTAAAAACGTTGTGAACGGAATTTTCGATGATGCGGAGGAGATCGCGGCGGATGAGATGGATCAGATGACCTATCGCGCGCTTGTCGAGCTGCACGCTGGCATCATTGCTTTCCTGGTCGAAACCGCGAGACCGCTGCCGGACATGTTGAACTTCATTTTCACTATTCCGATGCCTACGTTGACGATGGCGAATCGCCTTTATTATGATGCCAGTCGCGCTGATGAGATGCGCAATGAAAATCTGGTCGTGCATCCACTTTTCATGCGACCAACAGGACGAGCATTGTCATCATGAGATCGAAATGGCATGACCGTGAGCTCTACTGACCTTCCGCCTGATTTTGCGCCGGCTGATTTTGCTGCTGAAGATTTTCCTGCAGCGCCTGCTGCGCCTGCACCTGGTCTTTTAGCGCCGATATTTCCTTCGCCAAAGAAGCCGCAGGCGCCGTCGGCTCTGCAACAGCTTCGTGCACCGCTCAAGCCACCGATCCCTGTTGTTTCTCCTTATCTGCATTCTAAAACCCCAGCGCAGCTTTATGCTGAGGAGACGGCCACCATCGTTGTCAATGGCAGGAGGTTCTCTGATTGGGAAACGGTCATGGTCCAGCACCGCTGGAATGAGGCTTATCCCGTTTTCAAATTTACGACGGCAGATCAAATCGAAGTTCCGATGGACTGGCGTCTACTGCAGTTCAAGCCCGGAGACGACTGCGCGATTTATCTTGGCGGTCAGCTTGCGATCACGGGCGTCATTATCACGAGGCAGGTAGCCTATGACGCCAGCAATCACGGCGTGATGCTTGACGGAGTTGGAATTACCTGGTGGGCTCACCGGGCAAGCATTGTTCCTCAAGGGAATGAGCCCGTTGGAAACTTTGATAATATGAGTTTCCAGCAAGCTGCTCAGCAAGTGTTGGCGCCAACCGGGATTCAGCTTGTGACCGTGGGAACGCTCGACGCGACTCCGTTTGTGCGCCTGCAGTCCGAACCAGGCGAGACGATATGGGCTTTTCTTGAACGCATCGCACGGCCGCGCGGCATTGTAATGGGTTCAGATCACCTCGGCAATTTCCTGGCGATCGGACAGCACACGTTTTCTCCTACAGCCGATTTGATCGAAGGCGTCAACATCAAGAAGGCTCAAGTCACAATTACCTCACAGGATTTATACTCCAAGTACATTGTGTATGGGCAAACCGCAGCCAGCGACGATCAGAACGGAACTGATGCTTCTGAGCAGAAGGGGGAAGTTGGCGGCTCCTCAAGGAGATACAGTCCGAGGCTCACGACTGCAGAGCAGCCAGTCTGGAGCCAAGCGGAGGTACAAGCGCGCGCGGCGGCTGAGGCCATCTGGAGCGAGGGTACAATTATTCAGGCGACCATCACGGTGCAGGGATGGATGCGTCCAAGCGGGGGCCTTTGGAAGGCTGGATCGGACATTCGTGTCTGGTCGCCGATGGCCATGCTCGACATGGTGATGAAGGTGCAGAGCGTGACATTCATGCAGTCCCGTCAAGAGGGAACTGAATCGGTTCTGGATCTTGTTGTTCCGGAGCTCCTTAGAGACGACGGCCGATACAATTTGGGCACGCCGGGGGCCTCCAGCATCAATCCCAGCACAGGAGTTCCTGGCAGCGATACTGTGCCGGCTCTTCCGAAGCTGCCGTTCCCAGTGCCGCCCTTGAAACTGGAGTGATCAAATGCATCGCGCTACGCCGGCTAACACTTCCTTTCGCGCTTATTCAAGCGGCGGTGCGCGTACGACTATCCACCAAGCTGATGACGCAAAGCAAATGCAGGAGATGAAAGGCAATATGATGTCCGGCGAGAACCGATCGAAAGTCGAGTCGCCGCAGAATTATGGTTTTACTAGCGTTGTCCATGACGCCGAACAGGGCGCAGATGGAAAGGTTACTGGGAGTGCCGAAGGCTTCATGTCCTTCATTGGCGGCAACCGAAGCTTTCCGGTTTGCGCCATCATGGACGATCGTCGCCATCGTCTCAATGGGATGGAAAAGGGCGACACTGCAATGTACCGCGGTGCCAAAGATCAGCAACAATTCCATATGACCACAGATGGCGGATTCTGGTCCGCGGATGAGGGCAAGACCGTTCGCATGCAGCTCGTCCCTTCCCAGCAGCAAGGGGGCGGCCAGGGCGGTCAAGGTGGTGGGGGAGGAGGAGGTGGAGGGGGTGGCGCGCAGACACTTGACGCGTCGTCTGGCGGCGCTGGCGGGGGTGCCGGCGGCGGTAGCCAGGGCGGTCAACAGCAGCAGAAGGGTCAGAAGCCTGTCTATAAAAATGGCAAGGATTCTCCGTACTACGTTGACGTAAAGAAGGACAAGACGACTGCGTCGGGGAAGGAAGTCCATCTCAAGCTCGACGATAAGAAGACCTACGTGCATTGCAAGTCGCAGAACGTTTATCTCGGCGGTGAGAATTCAGGCGGCGGTGGTTTCAAGCGCGTTGTGCTCGAGGACGGAACGATTGCGCAGAATGTCTGGGGGAAGTCTGGCGGCGGCTCTGGCAGTGTCGATGGTGGAACTTTTTGATGGGCGACATTCGTCTTGTTCAGCAGGCCACCTTTCCATATCAAACCGAGGTCTCGTCTGACTGGATGCTTCTTGGCAACGGCACCTTGGATCAAACCCAGGCTCTTGCTACGGCAGCCATCGTCGCCCTCGGGACTGATCGTCTCGCGGATGAAGGTGATCTTCTTCCTGATCCGGACTCGACTGATCGGCGCGGCTGGTGGGGTGATCTGGATGCTGATGTGATCTGGGGAGCTTGGCCGATCGGGTGCCGTTTGTGGCTGCTGAAACGATCTAAGATTGCTTCATCGGACTCGCAGGAAGGAGCGACTCTTGTCAGAGTAAAATTTTATATACAGGAAGCTTTGCAGCCACTCCTTGACCTGCGAATAGTATCTGCGATGGAAGTTGTGGTTGCACGTACAGACACCCAGCGCATCAATGCTTTGATTCGGTTGTTCCGCGGCCCCAAGATGGAGATCGAGCTTCAATATCAAATTCTATGGTCGGATATTCAATCATGATGTCGCTGCGAGCTTGACTGATGCCGTGGAGCACCCCTACCCTCAGAGATGTCAGAAGCGCCGTTCGCGATGCTATTCGCGGTCGCTTACCCGGTGCTGATGCGAACGTCCCAAATAGTGTGCTGCGCGTCGTCTCTGACGCGATGGGTGCACTCTGTCATCTCACGCTGCAGTATATAGATTGGTTGGCGAATCAGCTTCTGCCGGATACGGCTGAGACTGAGTGGCTTGATCGCCACGGTGATATCTGGCTCGTCAACTCGGATGGCTCGACGGGACGAAAACTAGCCACGCCAGCGCAGGGTACCGTGATCTTTGTCGCGCAGGCGCCGAATATTATCGTGCCGATGTATACCCAACTGATCTATGCAACATCAACTTATCAGACGACGGCTCAAGTCATTACCGGCGCAGCTGGCTCTCCGACACCAGCGCCTGTTATTGCTTTACAGGCAGCCGCGATCACGAACCTGCCTACTGGAACTGCGTTGGCGTTCTCGTCTGATGTTATCATGCCGTTTGACACGACTTTCACTATCACTGTCGATACATTGGATGGCGGTACTGATAATGAAACAGACGATGAGCTGCGGCTAAGAGTTCTTGCCAGGATCCGAAAGCCGCCGATGGGTGGTGACGCGGACGACTATGTTGCTTGGGCGGAGAGTTATCCCGGTGTTACTCGCGCTTGGTCCTATCCTCTTGAAATGGGCATGGGGACTGTGACTGTGAGATTCATGATGGATGATTTGCGGGCCAGCAACGATGGATTTCCGCTGCCTAGTGATGTTGCTGATCTGGCAGCTTATCTCAATACGGTGCGCCCTGTGGCTGTGAAGGATTTTTTTGTGGTAGCACCGGTGCCATTTCCAGTCGATGTTCCGATAAGGAATTTGAATTCTGGCGATCAGGCGACGCGAAATAATATCCTGGCGAGCCTCGAGAAGGTATTCTTTGAAAATCAGAGCCCTGGGCAGACGTGGTTCGAGGCGTGGACCGATCAAGCTATCATGAGCGCCGTTGGCGTCATATCCTACAACTGTAAGCCAGGAGATACCGCGATGCCTGATGCTGGAAGCCTTCCGGTTTTGGGCAACATAACCTACGCTTGAAGAACATATCAAATGACGACGAATATTGCCTGGGGAGGCAAGAACAGTAATGTTCCTATACGGCAGCAGCAGGGACCGGATTTTGGCAGTGATTTCGGCCTTGACTTCAATGCCGTGGGGCTGCCGCCTGTGCCTGGGGTCATTACGAGACCGTCTTCGGACGCGGATCGCCACATACGCAGATCCGGGAGCGACTATGCATTTGCGTTGCTGCAATTATTGCCGCAAGGTCAAGCGTGGCCGCGGGATCCGTTCAGCACTCTTGTTCTCTGCATTTATGGTCTTGCGGATTACTGGGGGTTCGTCGATGGGCGCGCCGCCGACCTGCTGGAGATAGAAAGCGATCCGCGAGCCACTCGTGAGCTGTTGCCGGATTGGGAGCGCAACTGGGGGCTGCCTGATCCGTGCTTGATAAATCCACCGACGGCTCTTGCGGAAAGGCGAGCCAATCTGGTCGCCAAGATGACGCTACTCGGTGCTCAGTCACGAGCATTTTATTATGGCGTTGCGGAAAAGCTAGGCTACGTTATTCAGATTACCGAATTTGCGCCGTATATGACAGGCGTCTCGCGTTGCGGAGACACTCGTGGGCAATTTAATCCTGATGATCCGACTCATTACTACTGGACGTTGGGGTCGCCGGAAATCCGATTTTACTGGACAGTCCACGTTGCTTCAAAGAAACTCACGTATTTTCACTGCAATTCATCGCAATGTGGCATTGATCGTCTCTTGAAAATTGAAACGGCAGCTGATTTAGAATGCCTATTCAATCGCTGGCAACCTGCTCATACAAAGATCGTTTTTGACTACAGCCCGTATGAATCGCTAGACTTTACTCAGCAGTTCAATTCGCTATATCTGGCGCTAGGAATCATGTGAGATGGCAGACAATAAACAGATCAAGGATGGTCTCGGAAACATCTTCACCATCAGGATGAAGGATGTCTCTGCATTGGTTGATGGAAGCGTTCAGAGGTCAATGATTTATGCGTCGCCTTATCCACTTGATTATGGCGCTGGTGGAATTTTTCAGCATGTTGCGAAATCTGGAACGATTGCTGCGACAATGTCTGCGAATTCTCCGATCTATTCGTTCCGGTGGCTATCATCAGGAATGATTGCGCTGATCTGGCGAATGCGGTTAGTGGCATGGAGCGTTACTACATTTTCTGGTGGTCTTGCAACTTTCGATCTGTTTGCCGCACGCAACTTTACCTCCTCTGACAGCGGCGGCGTCGAGGCTGATTTAAGTGGCGACAACAATCAATTACGATCCAGCATGTCGGCGTCCAGTGCGGCAATCTGGTGGTCTAATACCGGTGCATTGACTCCGGGAATACGTGATCTTGACACTGCTCCAATGGAAAGCTTGAGCTCGCCTGCGCCGACGACAAATAATACTCTTTTCCAGATCGAGCCGATTCTTCTCTTTCAAAAAGACAAGGCTGATCATCCGCTTGCTCTTGCTGCCAACGAAGGTTTTGTGATTCAGGGATCTGTCCCAGCTACAGGCACTTGGGCCTTTTCTGTTACACTCGAGTGGAATGAGGTCGAGACATATTGAGGGGTGAAGCGTGAGATACAATCAACCTGGCGACCAACCCAATAATCCCAATGCGCCGTATGTAGACGGCAACCCCGGCGCCGGCATTCAAGGTTCTATCGTGCCTGCTGCCGGGGTGGAATTTGATCAGCGCGAAATCATCGAGGTCATCACTCGTGCAAACGTGCGACTTTATTCTGATTTTGATGGTGTGCCTTGCGGCGTGCCGTCAAATGCTGACTTGCAGCAACTCCGCAAGGCGATCGAAGGATTCATCACCAACTGGGCTTATATCATTAGCACTGAGGTGACTTTTACGGTGCATGGCCCAGGTGCTAATTTCACTGATCTCAATGCGGCATTCAAATATCTTGGCAAATACCGCATCACTCCGACCGGGCACGTCATCCTGCAGCTCGCCGGTGCGGCACCTGGCAGCGCTCAATCTGCTCAATGGGTCTACACCCAGGGCATCGAGATAGCTCATCCGAACAATGATCGGATCTCGATCTTTGGTGCGCCGATGCTCGCGCCGGTGTCGAGAAACGATACAGGATATGCATGGAATGGCAACAGCAGCTCGCAGCGTGCCCTCGACCTAACCACAAATCTCGCAGTCTTGCGAACCAAGTTCGCGACCGAGCTTCATTTCTCTGGAGTGGTTCCGGCCGCCGTGCGGATGGGCGGCGTAGCGCTTATGCACATGGATGGGATCCTGTTCACAAGCGACGGCAATCTCAGCTCGACCGGGGTCAGCTTCAACTGCTCTGGCTATATGAACACTTTGCCGCGAACGCTCGCCGGAGATACAGGATGGGCCTATGACGGATTGGCTGCTGTCAATTTCAAAGGGAAGAATTATTCGTTTCTGGGCGGCGGCTTTCACTGGGATGTTGGCGCTTGCATGGCCATCAATGGTGAGACGCAAGATCAGAATTTCTGCACTCCGTTTATTGCAATTGGAAATTGGGTTGGGATGTCTTGCACCAATGGCGGCTTCGTAACCTGCAACGGCAATTGCATTAGTCTTGGCAATGACCAGATAGGATTCCAGCTCTACCCGCGCAGCGGTACACAGTGGGACGGCGGTATGTTCATCAATGCCAATGGCGGCAATGGCATCGAGTGCTACTTGTGCTCGACCGGGTACATCTCGGGGCCGCTTACCAACGGAAATATCACGACTGCGCCGTCGCATTGCTTCAAGAACGCCGGATGGGGAATTTATCTGGAAGAGACAAACGTCTCGATGTTCTGCGATTTCGGAGCCGGCGCAAATGCGAATGTTTCTGGTCAGATATTCGCCGGCAACAATGCTGCCTGCCAGTTGTGGGGAAGCTATGCAAACTATACGCCATGCAGTCCGGCTTTCGGCGTGAATGGCAACAACAATTCCATGATTGCCAGCGGATGGTGATGTGCGATGACGATGCTGCTTTACTGCCTCAACGGCGTTGTGCAAGGTTCGCACGAGAGCGACCAACAAATCGATGCTTCGACTTATGGCACCGGCGTGCGGGTCATTCCATATGATGCGCCTCTATCGACTCTCGACAGGGTAGGTGCTGCGCCCACGCTGCCCCAACGTGATACGCGGCCATATGCGCAGCCTACAGAGACGACACAGATACTGACCGCTTACGCAGGTCAGGCGAGGTGGGAGGCTGTTGCCGTCGCGGGGATAACTTTCAATGGCATTCCAGTAAAGACTGATCGTGTGAGCCAGACCTTGATCAGCAATCTCGCGCAATACGTCGTGTCGGCGTCTATATCGCTTACTACAGTTTTGGACTTCACACAGGGCGGCGTTGGCTACCAGATCACGGCGCAGAACGCTATCGATATGAATAATCAAATTGTTGCACTGATTCAGCAATGTCGTACGATCGAGGCTGCATGCATTACGGACCTGACCTCGGCGACGCCGACTATATTGACATATGACGATGTCGATGCGCGCTTCGCGGGCGTATCGCGCTCACGGAAAAAGTAGATGCCCGGTCCGACCTATTTCGAGGCGACGGTCAACATCGCGAAGAACGACGATTGGATCGTTCCGTTTCAATATGGCTATTACGACATAGATGGCGTGACAGTGATCCCAATCGACCTAACTGGCTCCGTGATCAAGATGGAGATAAGAATTCAAGATACTGACCATGAGGCTTTGGTGTCGGTATTCACGCCTGACAACGGCATCGTCTTCGATGGTGATCCGAGCAGTGGCCGTTTTATCGTTACTCTCACCCGCGCGAACTTGATAAGGCTCGCGACCGGAACCTATGTGACGGACCTCGTTAGACTGATGCCGCAAGGATATCAGGAGCGCATCTTTGAAGGGACGGCGCAAGTGGTTGAAGGGACGACGAGATGACCCAAGAGCTCTACATGGCCAGCGGCGTTAACAGAATAGCGCTCACTCCGAACGTAGCGGCATTTGCCGGCGGACCGTCGCTGATCGTGCCGCAGGTTGGACCATCTGGGCCGCAGGGCCCGCCTGGGGCAATCGGTCCACAAGGTCCGCAAGGCCCGGGCGGGCCTGCTGGCGCGCAAGGCGAGCGGGGCGCTACTGGACCTCAAGGACCGCAGGGAGGGGGGCCTCCTGGCCCGGGCTATGCCGCGACGAGCGCAACCTCTTTGGCTGTTGCCATCGGGACTCC